GATAGAACTAGACGTTGCGCAGTTGACGACCCTGTACCTGCTGCTGAAGCAGTACGGTCAACGACGACTAGGCCGCGATAGAAACCCTGCGTCGTCTTGAACGGCGAAGCAAAATAGACGACCTTGCGGTACGCATAGTTCGGTACTTCCTCAAACTCCCGAAACCCAGGAGTGTCGGTGAACCCGAAAGAAAAGTCGGTTACTCCAGTAGCCATGTGGCTACCTTAGTTAGTCAAGCGTCAGCGTAAGCGACGTAATCTGAAAGGTGTCGCCTGCGGTGACAGCGGCCGAAGACGACAGCGCACCTTTCCACAGGCAGTTGCCAGCAGTCGAGTTGTCCCACAGCGAAAAATGCGAATAGGTTTCCGTCGTAGAAACGTTGGTCCACTCAACCGTCGCAGACGACGCCATCGAACCGCTTGACGCGGCAGAGAACGTGACCTCCCTGCGAGTTGTCTCTGCGGCTGCGTTGCTTGTGCCCGCTTCCCCAGGGTCCCCCGTATGCAGTTTCACGTAGACATTTGCAACCGAGAACGACTGGTTGCGCAGCGTGTCAAGAAGTTTGTTCTCGGCGTAGTTAGAAATACCGGACATCAGTTACCTCGTGACAAATGATAGCAGGGAAATATGGGGGGCCGGGCCAGGGGATGAAACCCGGCCCCCCACTTCGTATTACTTGCGCCTAATTATCAGACGCTGTTTGCACCGATGCTCGATGCCGACTCAATGCGGCGCAGCGAAGCCTCACGGAATCGCGCGTAGCCACCGAGCCAGTACCAGCCGACAGGCTGGAAGCGCTGGAGCACGTCAACCACCGGACCGCGAACGACGCGTGGGAACGCGCCATTGCCATCCACGATTGAGTGAGCCTTGGCAAGCGCCTGACGGCCAGCGATGTGCGTGCAGTACGCGTCGCCGGTTCCAACTGCGCCAGCACCGTTGAAGGCGTTGGTGAAGATTTTCGCGCGCGGCGTCTCAATGAAACGCACGCCTTCGAAGGCTCCAATTTCGCCGTTGTAGATGTTGGCCGGGTCGCTGTACACGTGCGGGTCGCGCCATGAGGCAACACCCGTCTCGCGACGGAGGTCGTACGACACGTCTGGGTGAATGAAGCCCATGTACATGCCATTGAACGACACGGCGTTTGCCTTACGCAACGCAGCGACGGTCTTGCGAATGTCGTTGGCGGTGATGATGTCATCAACGGCCAGGTCAATTCGAGCCGACGGGGTGGATGCTCCACCGCCACCGTAAATGACGTTGGTGCCAGCGGCAAGGACGTCACGGATGACGCCGTCAATGCTGATGCCAGCGTTGTAACCAACCAGGTTGGCTGCTGCCGCATCGACATCGAGGAACGACGTGCCGCGCAACTTGGCGGTCGTGTTCACTGCGTTGCCGTACTCAGCAAGGGTGACTTCAACCTGGCTGTCACCCATCGCCACTGGAGTGACGTCGGTGTCTTCAGTAAGGGTCGAGGTCTTTTCATCCAAATCGTTGAAGATGGTGAACTTGACGCTCGAACCGGGCATTGCTTGTGCGACGGGCATCACGTCTGCAACCGCGTCGAACAGAAGTTCGCTGCGGAGTGCGAAGTACGCAATCCTGTCAAATGCAACCTGGTCTGTGAGCAGGCTGCTCTGTTGTGTCTTGGACATTACCTGTTATTGCTTTCCCCCGACAGGCACGGGGGCCTGCGGGCTAGATGTTTTCTGCTTGTTCTCTCATTTGCGCAAGTAGATGCATTACTTCGTCCTGAGTGCGAGTTGAGTTCAACTTCTTTACCCAATCGACTTGGTCGTCAGTTTGCTCGCCAGCGGTGCTCGCCCTCTGAAGTCTGGCCCAAGCCCTTTTCTCGGAATCGTCCACTACTTCTTTCGGTTGCTGCTGCTGCGGTAAGAGGTTCACCTCTTGTGCTGCCGCCCGAATCGCTTCGGCTGAGACCTCGCCGTCGTAACCCTTGATGAAGTATTTGGCCTGTGGGGCATTCACATCAATGCCTGCCTCAGCGAAAGCCATCTTCCTCTTCAGGGATTCAAACTCTTGCGCTTGCTGCCGGAGAAGTTTGTTCTCCTGCTCCACCTTTCGAAGGTGTGCGCGTACGGGGTCTTTGGTTACCGTTTCGCTCGTCTCGTCACCGAACTCATCGTTGACATCTGACATGTGCTCACTCCGTTCTGCCCACTTCCAGGTGGAGGACCCAGAAGGCTGCGTACACCCTTTTTTCTGAGGTCGGGGCGGGGGAACCCGACAAACAAACAATACACCACAAGGGTGCTTATGTCAAGGAACTACCGTGCCATCCCTGCACCGGTTTCGATGGTTCCCGCTGTTGCTCCAGTAGTTGAGGCAAATCGTCCACCGCCCTGGAATTGGGCGCGACGAAGGGCAACACGTTCTGCCAGTTTCTTTTGTGCTTCAGGGTCGTAGCCGAACGCCGCTCCGAGTTGTTCTTGCTGGCTAAGGGCTGTTGACTCTTCGCCGGTCATGGTTTCGTAAATGCCACGCTTTTGAGCCATGGTTCCGAATGTTTCGAAGGCAGCAGCCTCGGAGATTCCACGAGCGGCAAGTTCTTCTGCCCCGGCAGCGGTAAGTTGCATGCCGCCCTGTTCTTTGGCTCGGGCTGCCAATTTGGCTGCCTCTGCCCTTCGGGTAAGAGCGGGCATGGTTTCGGTTGGGTTCAAAAAGTATGCCGCCAAATCGGCATCTTCCACCCCGTACAGTTCGCGCATTTGTGTCTTGGTGGCAACGTCTGCTTCCTGGACCCTGCGGTAACCCTCATTGATTCTTGACTGCAGTTCCTGTCCGGAAACATCGCCGGACAGAAGACTCTCGATGATGTCTGGGCGGTTGAAGTAACGGTCCATGCCGTTTGATTTCATGATTTGGCGGTACAGGTTTTCCATCTCGACATAGGTTGCTGGGGTAAGTTCGGCAAGTCCGGCGGCAACTCGTTTGGCATTTGCAGCAAACCGTTTTTTGTACGCCTCGGTTTGACGAAGTTCAAACAATACGGCAGATTCTGATTCAATACCTCGAGCCATGATTTCATCTATGTTGCCCGCAAGAGAGCCGAGTCCATACTTGGCAAGCCATGATTGAATTAGCGACTTGGAGTCGCCGCTAACGGACGTGGAGTCGTTGCCGCCACTGCTGTTATCAGATGATGGCCTGTTTGAATACAACCTGTCCAGTTCGCTCAAAACATCCTCTGCGGAGTATGTTCCAGATTCAGCACCCGCTACGAGACTGTCGATGTAGTCCTGTTCTGCTGCCGTGTAGTAGCCGCCGGTTCGTTCTGCAGCGGAACGGATTGTTCCAAGACGTGCTGCATTGGCTTCGGCAAGCATTTGTGCTGGCGTCTTGGTGGGTTTTGTGTTTACGGGTTCCTCTGTTTTGGCTGGCCGAGTTACGTTTGTAACCGAACGCGCTTGAGAAACAGGGACATCCATCTGCTGCGTTGGGTCGTAGGTTATGTCGCTCATTGCATCAGCCCCCAGTTTTTCTCAAGAAGATTGATGAGACTAATCGCCTGATTTTTTGCTTGTCTTGTTTTGCTCCAGCCGTATTTGGGGTCTTTGCGCAAAATGTACTGAAAGTCCTCGGCAGTCATGCTCGTACCATCTGGTCGCTTATTGAAAACCACTGAGAACTTTGGGTCATCCATGCGGATATCCATTGGGTTTTTTTCGAGGGTTTGTGCCGCAATGTTTCGGTACGGTTCGAATACATCCTCAATCGTGTAGCCCTGGTCAAACTGTTCGCTGAACTGCGAGTACATGATTTTGGCTGAATCCTTGGCTTTCTTCAAAAGCATGTCTGGTGTATAGGTGGTGCCCAAATATGCCTGACCGGTAAGAGCCGAGCGAATCTGGTCGTCGAGTCCGGGCGGGTTGTAGTTGTATTGCTTGAGTGATTTCTTTAGTTGCGTGGCGGCATCTGTTTCACCGAGGGTAGGGGGGCCATCTTTTGTCGCCTGTCGGCCTGAAACAATTGAGTACGCGTAGTACTGGGTTTGCAGTTCGCTGGCGCCGGTGCTAAGCGAGTATGTGGCGAGGTCGCGTAGTTGGGCGTCGTCGAGTTCAAGGTCGCTAAAAGTATTGCGCAACTCCGGAATCTTGTCTTGA